CTCGCTTTCGGTTGGGGTTGCTTGTGCTTTTTGTGAGTCTCTGGTCAATCCCTCTGCGGCGATGTCGGAAATCGTGTCGGCTGAAACTTCGTATTCCCCAGCCAAATCCTTCACTAGCTTGGCCTCAATCGCCCTTTGTCGCATAGCACTTTCAAAGTCTTGGCCTCGCTCGGCGTAGATGTCGGCGGCGGTGCGGAGGCCAGTCTTGAACTCGGAGATTGCGGAAGCGGATTCTCTGCCCAAATCAATAGATACATTAGCCCCGAAATTAAAGATGCCCCTAGTTGTTCTGCTCCCAACATTCTTCTCGATCAATCCTCTTGCAACTCCATCAGCAATAACGATGTTCTTAATGGGGCGAAGAACTTTATCGTCTAGGAGCTTCTGGTATCTGCGGAAGGTGCGTCCGGCTTGTTGCATCTCAAGGCGGGCTGTCGGGCCACTCATAGCGGAAGGGTCTACGGCGAAGCTGTAAGGGATGCCCACGCCCAAGCAAATGTTGCGGAGTAGAATCTTGTGGAACTCTGCAAACGCACCAGAGGGACGGCTCGGCCCATCTGGGAACACAATGTCCTCGCCCGGCTCTAGGTAAGAGATTTTCCCAGACTCAATCGCCTCTAGCTTAATTACGCTTCCGTTAATGTCTTGGTCGTTTGTGAGCGAGGAGAGATCGGAAGCATTGTTGTTGTTCCGCTTTATGATTGCACTCTGGCTAGAAGCAACCTTGGCCGACATCTTCTCGAATCCTACAATTTCGTGAATATCCGTTGCGTCATTGATTGCGGTGTGAAAAGCGGAGATTCCTCGGTACTGGTCAATGCGGAGTGGGTCGAACAAATGAAAGCCTTGGCTTGCTGGAATCGTTACTTGGTAGGTGTACATATCGCCGATGCTTCGGCTGTAAATGTCGTAAGCTGTGGGCGAGCCAGTTCGTTGATCGATGTGGATTCCACCAATTAACTCCGAGCTTGTATAGACCTTGAATGGGTCTCCAAGTCTATCACCCTCAATGCCTTGTATTTTTAGGTTGCCGTCAGAATCACGCACGAGGACAAAAAGAAAATCACCATCTCGCAACATCGACATCATCGCCACTTGCATAAGTGTCGAACCAGTATGCCTTGTGGAGATATCGCACTTATCGAACCATTCTGCCCAATACATCTCAACATCTGTATTGACTTCGGGGTTCTCGGTTCGGGCTTGGTAGGAAATGTTGGCGGCGGTATGGCTGGCAAACTTCATTAGGATGGAGCGAACAAGGCCAACATTCTCTGCCAAGTCCCTCGCCCTTTTCATCAACTCTACTCGGTCATAGTTGCTTTGGTAATCTTCCGCACCCGACAACTGGCTCGGCCCTTTGCGTTGCCTTGAATACTTAACTGCGTCATACTCGAAGTTCTTAATCCTTTGACGAGCAACAAGCCTATCAACTGCACCTTGAGGATTTACAAAGGCAATCGCCTTGTCGATCAGATTGAGAGAGGCTTTTTTCACGAGCCGAAGTTTGCGTAGGTTGTGCGAACCCTAGTACCAGTTGCTTGCTGAATGGCGAGGGTTAGCTCCATAATCGTATCTCTTACCTCACCGAGATTCGCTCTTGAAAACGAACGACCAGCTATCGAATAGCTTGAACCCGCCACCGCTATCGCCTCAAGACAAGTGATATACTTATCACGCAAGGAGGTTAGGGTGGCAAGGGGTAGCCCGATGAAATCACCCTTCGCCATTATCAAACTCACTTTCTGTCAAACTTGCGGGCGAGACTTTCAACCGCCCATACAAGGCCGCCCCAACGATGTTCATACACTCACAATCCATTAAGTGATTATGCTTTCCGACTTGCTTCCAGACAAGCCTTTCCCTTCCAGTCATAGGGTTTTTCACCCGCACCTTTACCTCTGCCTCGATATGCACTCGCCAGACATCGGGGGTGTCGAGAGCTATGTAACCGGGTTCTTTGATTAGGTTGGAGAGGATGTCTTTGATGGATGGGTTCGACCACCGCCAGACTGGGCAGAACTTCCACTTCCATCCCGCCTTCGATTGAATTGCCTTCCCGCTGAAAGGGTCTCCATTAGCAATTCGAGCGTAGGGGCGTTGTAGCTTTTGCTCTCCTACAATTTCGGAGAAGCTACTGCGATCTGAACCCACCAACGCTATCCAACCATTAACGCAACAGTTGTAATATACTGATCTGGTTTGATCGCCCGAATCGCAGAAAACGCACTTCGATTCCACGCCAAACTCCTCTGCCTTGGCTTGGATGTCTCCCCAAGTCTCTAGCCTTCCAGCCCATACAAGCCGTGATCTGCCCTCAATATCCCAAGCCCTAACAACGCACCAAGCGTGGAAGCCACCCGCCTCTTGAATATCGCAAGACATAATCAATTTCTCGTTCACCCGAACCTCGCCCATTTTGTAATCGCCAGCCACAATCTCCATCTTCTCGCTTTCGTGTTCCATCCAAGGCTCGGCAAGAACTCGGTTCACGAAGTCTTGTAGCCCTATGATTCCATTGTGCTTATCTTGTAGAAACTTGACTGTAAGCGACCCCCAAGACACCCAAGGGGCATATAGGCCATTGAGGTGATAGCTCCTGCGGTTAGGCTCGCCCTTTAGGTTGGTTGCCCTCCACTCTCCCTCTCGAAGCATCTTGGTTTTCTGTCCTTCTGTAATCTTTCCCTTGCACCCCTCGCACTCGTAGTAGGTCGATGATTTAACCAGCTTAAAATCATAAACCCCATCCTCAATCTTGGCCGCCTCGTCCCACTTTACTTGCCCCCAGACCAGCTTCTGCTTATGCCCACAATGAGGACAAGGAACAAAGTAGAAACGCATATCCCCTTTTTGCCACTCGCTCCAAATGATTGAGTCGGCAGTTGTCGGCGTACTGGTTGCTATGATTAAATGATTAGGGTATGTGCTAACTCTAGCCTCTGCTAATTGAACTGGGTTAGCCTCTCGTCCCGAACCCGCTTGCTCTGGAAACTTATCGACCTCATCCATACAGAGCAACGCAATCGAGCGACTGGAAAGAGCAGAGGGACTAGTGCCAGCCCACCAGACCGAGCATCGTTTGAAATGTTGCTCTAGGATTTTGATTTTGTCGGTGTTGTCTGGTTTCTCTTTGGCTAGGGCTGGGCAATCGTCAATCATTGGAAGCCAGCGGGTTTCTGTGAACGACCTAGCTAAATGCTCGCTAGGCATCACCCACAATGCGGGACAAGGTCGCTCTGCTATTCGGTACGCTAGGCCAGCTAGAATCGTTGTGGTCTTGCTTGTTTGCGCCCCCCATACCAACACCACCCTCCGAATCGAATCATCGCCAAAAGCCTCTAGCGGTTCACGGACATAGGGCGTGAGAGTTGTTGAATATGCACCGGGTATGTTCGTAACTCTTGCGGAAAGCGTTAAGTTTTTCTCTGCCCACTCTGGAATTGAAAGTTGTTCCCTTGGCTCAAACAAAAGACGAGCGAAGTTCTTGGCCTCATCAATCTGGTTCATATCGCAAGGGTGAGTTGGTTCTCATACTTTTTAGAATATGAATCGCCACCATTAGAATAGTCCTCCCAAGGTATAAACTTGTAGTATCTGCGGATCACCCACCTTTGGAATTTCTTTAGCTCTGGGTTGTCGTTATTATACACCATTGGATAGGGCAATAATCCCATTTTATCCATTGTCTCGAATCTGTAATAAATGTCCTCAAATTTCTCACCCGGCCAATATCCACAAAGAAAATAAACCATAATATGTTGTGGCTTTATCCCAGCACCCATAAGCGTATTTATCCCACGCAAAAATATGGCCTCATCTTTTCTGTTGTCCCAAGCCGTGTAGATTCTTTTGCTCTTAAACTGGTCATCCCTATATTTTATCTTCGCCAATTCATTCGCTCCCTCTTTGTGAATTAAGCGAACATTTATCCCTTGGTTGAATGAAACCTCAAAATCGTTTTCTAGAATCTCCTCTGTCTTTTGCTTCCAGCTTGGTTGCCCAAAAAAATCGTTGTCTAGTAATATAATTTGCTTGGGGTACGGCTCGCCCCTCCAAATTTGCTTTATTGATGAATTGTCCCTTATTCTCCCTTCTTTGGTTGGCACAACACAAAACGAGCATTTTAGGCGGCAACCTCTTTGGCTAAAGCCTATTGATTGCTTGAATGATGGATATATTGAATAATCATATTCATCAAAATCTGTCCCAGTAATTTCCTCTATGGTCTGCACTTTACCCGACCCAGTTCCCCCAATGGTTGCGTTTGGGAAGTTTGCTAGAAACAAATCTCTTGCTGGCTTGCTCCAAGCAAAAATAGAACTTCCATACACTCTATCATAATCTCCCTCCCAAAGTTCTTTCTGTATTGATTTACTGAAATATACTTGGTCGCCTTGTTTTTTATGCCAAGCAGACAACTTCATTAGGGCAAGATTTGGAAGTTTGCCGTCTAAATGAGTAATTCTTACTTTCATACAAAATTTAATTTGTTCTATGTTCGATAGCAAACTCCTCGCCGGCTCGCATCATATCATCTGACATATCTACCAACTCCTCTTCAAGCCACCAGTCGTCAATCGTGATGCACATTGTGTACCATTCTTCGCCAAACCTAAACCTGTGCTTTGTGACTGTATTATTTTTCATCTCTTAACCAGATAATCTTTCGCATAAGCCCAAGCTGGATTATGATGGATTTCGTGATGGCACTCGAAGCACACCGCCAAGAAGAACTCAACCTCATTGAGCCTATCCCCGAACCTTCCTCGCCTATGGTGAACTTGGCTTGCCATCTTACACTTGCAGACTTGGCAGACTGGATTGTTGGTTAGAAACTTCTCTCGCACATCTTTATAGACTTCGTTCTGGCCTTTTCTCTTTGCAGATACTCGGCGTAGTTTCCCGCCTCGCTTGAGTGGAGTCTTGCGTTTAAGTGGGGAGCGTTTCATTGGTCAAAGAATAGAACATCGTGGGCACATAAATCCCTAAACTCTGGTATCTGCATAAGGGTTTTGTGAAGTGCGATTGGGTCTGCTTTGTCCCTAACAACTGCGTGATGAAAGTGAACCATCCAGTATCTTCCCACTCCCTGCCGTGTCTTTGGGTAGTTTTTGAAGCAACATCCTACACACATAGAAAATCCGTATTTGCTTTCAAAGTTTTTAAGTTGTCCTTTGGCGGGAATAAAAAGCGTTGAGTAGCTAGAGTTCCGGCAGTAGGCCAAGGCTATTCTTGTTGGCTTCGTAGTTTTCATTCGTCAAAGTATGGCAGAATCAATCCTAGCAAGCCGAGGGTAGCGATAATAATGAGGAAGCACTCGTTCACTTAAACGCCCCCTCTGCTTTCTGGATGGTAACGAAGATTTGATTGATTCCGTCTTGGATGGCTTGCTTTGCACACTCTGGGTCTGATGGGTTTGCTCTGGCCGCTAGGCTCGAAGGAAGGGCATCCAAAAGCGATCTGATTGCTCCGTGCCACTTCGTTATCCATTCTTGAACTTCCCCCATCCGAACTGTGATTCGGCTCACCTCTTCCCATCGAGCGTGTTCCATTTCTGCTTCTGCCACTCGCTTTTTTGCTTC